TTTTGCAACACAAGGATAATCGACTGATCAAGTATCTTGCTAGAGAGAAACACAAGTCACCATTCAACCATGCGTTTGCTACGTTCCATGTCAAAGCTCCAGTGTTTGTAGCACGTCAGCTAGTCAAGCATGAGTACATGCCGTGGAACGAGATCAGTAGACGCTACGTGGATAGTGAACCAGAGTTTTATGTACCTGATGTATGGCGTGGACGTAGTGCTGATAAGAAGCAAGGCAGCGAAGGTGAAGTAAAGAGTAATGCGAATGTGTTCTACTACAATACAAAAGCTCTAATGCTTTACAATCAACAGCTAGACGAAGGTGTATCACCTGAACAAGCACGTATGCATTTACCACAGTCTATGATGACAGAGTGGTACTGGTCAGGTACACTATATGCATTCGCTAAGATGTGTGGACTACGCTTAAAGGAAGACACCCAGGCTGAGACACGTATCGTAGCTGAGAAGATCGAAGATGTTATGGCAGAACTATACCCTGTATCATGGGAAGCATTAAGGATGTATGAAGAATGACTTGGCTATTGGTTCTTGTATTTCTACATGAAGGTAGACCTTATGTTAACACACTAGGTATGTACTCTTCTATGTATGATTGCTTCGATGCATTCGAGGAGTTAGAGAATCAAGCACCACAAGAAGCACAGCTAGTATGTATAAAGGATAAGCAATGACGGGAATGATTGGAGTAGAACAAGTAGAGGAACACGAGGATGGCAGTGCCACCTATCAGTTTCACTTGGATGGCAATTGTGCTAAGTTGCTGCAGGAAGAAGGGCTGAAGCTAGTGTTGTATTGTGCAGCAGCGAAGCTAGACTTGCAGATAGTGTACGACTTTATACAAGATCACATAAAGTATGAGACAGATGAGCTTACAGAGTATGAGTTCGGCACTGATAGCACAAACAAGTGTGTATCTTGTGGAGGCCCATCTAAAGATGACTTCTGTGGTTTCTGCTTGGAGGAAGAGTAATGTACACTGTAGAGTTTGAGCCTGACGCAGCTATCATCAAGTCATTAGATGAGTCGGATACATGTGAAGACATAGAGATTATCATAGCTGATGATGGGATAGTATTCCTTCGCCAGTTCGTCGAAGAGTTAAACAGACACGAGATTATATCTATAACATACCAGCAGCTACTAGATATTATGGCTGCACTTAAGTCACCTGAAGGAGCATTCTATGCAAGATTCCAACCCGCCCAAAACAGCAATAGTTGATACCCGTGTACCGCTTGGTTATGTGTACGTTGACCTAGCTGTTGACGAAGTACTAGAAGCGTGTCGCATGTACATCAATAACAAAAAGTTTGACAATGCACTTGACGCTGTGTATGACGGTGGGCATATAGAAAGCTGGGACTACTGGTCACAAGGAGATGTGAAATGAAAGAGCTACAAGAAGAACTAAAGGAATGGCAAGCTAAGCTACAGCACCCGAAGCTAGAAGCTTATGAGCGTAAGTTGATCCAGTGTGAGATCGCATACTTACAAAAGGAAATACAGGATAGGCAGTACACGAAGAAGAAAGAGTACGCCTAAACACTGTCTTAGAGGAGACACAACATGATGGAACTAGCACTTATCCGTACACTTATGGACAAAGAGTTCTATGATAATCACAAGGGTATCCGTTGCCCTGATAAGATATTCACTAAAGATGTACGTAAGATCAAGCAGACGCTAGACTATGCTATGGATACGTATGAGAAGACACTTACTCCATCGGAACTAGAGGCTCTCTTCTACGCTGGCAACAACAGCATGACTACTGCTAACAAGGAAGCTTACCGTGATCTGTTCCACAAGATTGCTAGAGAGAACCCGCTCAACAAAGAGATCGCTGATGACGTACTGTCTAAGTTATTCCAACAGGTAGTTGGTGAAGAGATTGCTAATCTTGGCTTTGACTATGTTAACGGTAGCAAGAACACACTTGAACCATTGCGTAACTTATTGCGTGACTATCAGGATGACTTCATGCCTAACCTCAAAGTAGATTGGGATGACATCAGCATTGAGACACTACTAGAAGCTAACGACATTCAGTCACAGTGGAAGTGGAACATACCATCCCTACGCCGTAGAGTAGAGGGTATCAGTGGTGGTCACTTGGTTGTTGTAGGTGCACGTCCTAACACAGGTAAGACTAGCTTCCACGCTAGCACTATCGCTGCACCAGATGGCTTTGCACACCAAGGCGCTAAGTGTATGATCCTGTGTAACGAGGAAAGCTATGAGCGTGTGGGTGCACGTTACCTTAGTGCCGCTACCAGTATGAGCATGGATGAAGTTAAGAACAACATGCCTGTCGCTGCGTTACGCTACAAGCCTGTCAAAGAGAACATCTTTATCAAGGACAGCACAGGTAAAGACATGTCGTGGGTTGAGGCTATCGTTAAAGCATACGAGCCTGACATTGTAGTGTTAGACATGGGTGATAAGTTTGCAGCTAAGACAAGTGACAAGTCCGATGTCTATCTCAAAGAGGCAGCTATCCATGCACGTAACATTTCTAAGCAATACAAGTGTGCAATCATCTGGATGTCACAGCTATCTGCTGTAGCTGAAGGTATGGTACGTGTAGATCAATCAATGCTAGAAGGATCAAAGACAGGCAAGGCAGCAGAGGCTGACCTGATGGTACTGATCAGTAAGAACAAACCTGTTGAAGGTCAGGATGACGAAGAGGGTAACCAACGTCACCTCAACATCGCTAAGAATAAACTCAAGGGTGGATGGCATGGTGTAGTTCATTGCGAACTAGACGGTGAGCGTAGCCAATACCTTGCGTAGAGTTAAACACAGAGGGTGCAAACTTTAACCAAACCTTGGAACGTTGCGCTTTACTTTGTATCCTCTGTGTTTATTGAATAAGGAGAGCAGTATGAGAAACGTACTGGACGTAGAGAACACAACAACTAAACGTGATGGCAAGACTATCATGGACCCGTTTGAGCCAGGCAACACATTGACACAGGTAGGTGTGCTTGATGTAGACAACTGGAAGAACGAGAACATCATTACGCTTGACCATGTAGAGTACAAGGATACGAGTGGCAACGGTAGAGCCGTGCTTCAATCTATCCTAGACATGACTACTCTACTGATCATGCACAATGCACAGCATGACTTGATGTGGCTATGGGAATGTGGCTATAAGTATGACGGTTCTATCTATGACACGATGCTGGCAGAGTATCTGCTTGTACGTGGACAGAAGATACCTGTAGGGTTAGAGGCTTGTGCTGAACGCAGACAGCTAGATTTCCAGAAGGATAACACGCTGAAGCGTTATTTCAAGGAAGGATACAACACAAATGAAATACCTCTCAACGAGCTTAGCTTTTATCTTAGGCATGATCTGCTCACAACTCGTGAGTTGTTCCTCGCTCAAGAACACGACTACGCCCAACCAGAATCCGCTTCCCTTCATCCAGTTAGAGAAGTCACCTTCAACACCTGTAAAACCCTCACAAGAATGTACATGTCAGGATTCTGTGTGGATAACAACGCCCTTGAGGTAGTACGCAATGAGTTTCAAAAAGAAAAAGCACAGATCGAAGAACGTCTTCAGCAACAAGTCAGGGAACTTATGGGGGATACACCTATCAATCTCAACTCTCCAGAGCAAATGTCCCAAGTTGTATTCTCAGTTGAGATCAATAACAAAAAAGAATGGGCAGCGCTCTTCGACTATGTGGAAACACAAGAAGATTTTAAAGCGGCGGTTAAAGCTAACTCGACTCCGATACTCCGTACCAAGGCTTTCACCTGCCCGACATGCAATGGGGAAGGTAAAACGTACAAAGTAAAGAAGGATGGTACACGCTTCAAGAAGCCTAATAACTGTAAGGATTGTGATGCACGTGGCTATCAGCTAAAGAAGATCAACAAGATGGCAGGGCTGTGCTTTGCTGCACCAAGTAAGAAGTGGGTATCAGCTAATGGATTCAGTACAAGCAAAGACAACTTGGATGTACTCATTGCGACTGCTAAGAACAACGGGATGGATAGTGCTGTGGACTTTCTTACTGACGTTAAAAGGCTTTCTGCTATTTCTAGTTACCTTAGTAGCTTTGTTGATGGTATCGACATTTATAGAAAGCCAGCCACAGGGATGCTACACGTGGGACTCACTCAGCACATCACAAGTACAGGTAGATTTTCTGGACGAAATCCCAACATGCAAAACATGCCAAGAGGTGGAACCTTCCCAGTGAAACGTGTCTTCGTGTCAAGGTGGAGTGGCGGCAAGATTTGTGAGGCTGACTTTGCCCAGCTTGAATTTAGAACTGCTGCGTTCCTTGCACAAGATGAAGTTGCTATGGAAGAAATTGC